CCGTCGCCGGTACGGACCTCGATCACGCCCGGGGTGAATCGGCGCTCCGGCTCGGCGGCGAACATGGACCGGCCGTTGCCGTCACTGTCGCCGGCGTCGATGCCGAACTTCTTCGCCGCCGCCTTGATCGCCGGCATCGCCTTCTCCCCGAACGGGGACTGCGGCGCGCGCGACAGCGCGTTACGCACGTGCGCGGCGTCGTGCACCGGGAAATGCCGCAGCGACCGGGGCACCGTCCGGCCGGAGGAGTCCTTCGACCCGCCCGGCTCTACGTACGCGAAAGCACTGTCGGGCAGATCGTTCTGGTCCGCGGTGCTGATCTGCGCCCGGGGCTCATGCGCCATGATGGCGCTCCTTCCTGCTTTCACCAGTTCGGCGTGCTGCGCGGGCCACATGCCAAGCGCCGCGTGATGTGCCAGATCGCAGTAACCCTTCGGATCCGCGATGTACTTGCCGAGGTGCATGACGCACCGGTCGAAATCCCCCGGCTCGCCCCACCGGATCTTCGCCGCGCCCTCACCGTGCACCCAGTACTCGTGCAGCCGCTCAGCGCCGTCGTCAGCCACGCGGCTTCCCGTGCCCGTTCGCCGCAGGCACCGGCGCGGGCTGCTGGCTCACCGGGCCGGGGACCCGCTTCGGCGCGGCCTGCGGGTTCGTCTCCACGCCGCCGCTGTCACCCACACCGCCAGTGCCCTCGCCGATGATCTCCTTGATCCCGCGCGCCGCCGCCACCTGGATCTGCAGCGGCGTAAAGTCCTGGCCGTCGTAATCGTCGGCATCGGTGGGCCGCGGCAGCGGCTTCAGCCCCTCCGCCTTGCGGATCTCGTCCACGTTCATCCCGCCGATGTCCCGCGCCGCCCGGTACACCCCCCACCGCGTCTCCGGCGTCATCCGCAGCCGCGCGTCCCGGTTGAACTGCATGTACTGCGACGCGGGCAGGTACTCCGCCAGCGCCTCCTCCAGGCGCACCAGCCACGGGTCGAGGGTGTCCTGGATGAAACCGATCTGCTCCGACTCCACATTCGAATACCGCATGTCACCCGTCGACGTCGTCCCGCCGACCTTGTGCGGCGGCACCCCGTAGATCGCCGCGATCTGCGTCGCGTTCATCTGCATCGCATTGATGAACTGCGCCTCATCCGGCGGCACCACGATCGGCGTATACGTCCAATCCCGGCCCAGCACCAGCGGCTCCCGGTTCCGCTGCACCGCCACCAGCTTCCGCCGGATCACGTTCGACTGCTCTTCCTCCACCTCGTACTCGGCGTTCTTGAACACCCCCGGCGGCGCGCCCCCGGACTTGTACCACCCGGCACCATAAGCAAGAGCGTCCATGCCGGACTCGATCAGCATCTGGAAATGCTTGATCGGCGACACGCCCCGCGTCCGGCCCGGGATCGTGAACGCCCGCACCAGCAGCAACTGATCCCGCGGCACCTCACGGCCCGCGTAATAGAACCGGGTCTTCGCCGGGTTGAACGGCGAGGAGTCCTGCACCGCCACCAGCTCCGGCGGCAGCCACTCCACCGTCGTCGGGAACCCGTACCCGTCGGTCTGCGTGATCAGCCCGAACGCTGTCCCGTCCAGCGCCGCGCTGGAAACGTACTGGTACTTCCAGTCGAACTTGTTCCCAAACGCGCTCGGCTTCGCCAGCAGCTGCCCCAGCGGCATCTTCACCTGCTGGTCACCGGTGTCGCGGAACTGCTCCCACGGCAGCTGCGCCACACCCTCAGCCAGGATCCGCACACTGGAGTACACCGGCTGCAACCGGAGGGCACCGTCCACGCCGCCCGCGCCGTACTGCCGCGCCGGATGCAACGGGCCACCCACATCGAAACGTTAAATTAATCGAACATAGGGATCGTCCCAAGGGCGGTAATCGCCACGGGACGCCGCCGATGGCTCTCTGCTCTGCCATCTGCGCGGTTATACGATCCACTAGGTTCACGGGCACCACCCCCTTCCCGGTCGCAGGGGGCGAAAACCCCGTATTATAGATTCATGCCAAGAACTGCCATTTGAGGCGGGATTTACGCCCCCAGGCGCTTGGCCGCCTCGCGCCAGTGATCCCGCTCCGCCGTCAGGCTCGTGATCTGCCGGCCCCGCGACGGGCCGTGCTCGGCCTCCCACCCCACGCGCACCGCCGTCCACGACCACGCGAACACCAGCCACAACACGGCGAACGCCCGCGACGTCACCCAGCCCAGCCCGAACAAGACCGCCGCGGCCAGGGTGAGGACCGCGCGGCCGAACCGGACCTGCCTGGCCTGCGCGGTGATCTCATCCAGCGGCACCCTGGCCAGAACATCCGTGGTCATCCGACGCTCCTCAAAAGGTCATACGGCGCCTTGCGGGTGGCGAACTTGTCATGCGCCCACACAGCCAGCGTCGCCGCCACCAGCGGGCTGATATCCACATCCGTGGCCTTCCGCGACCACGCCCACCCGTCTCCCAGATCACGCTTAGTCGCGCCAGCGACCGCCGCGTCCAGGTCCGGGTGACCGTTGTGCCGCAGCGACTGCGAATCCATCACCGCATCGAAGAACCGGCCGCAGCCCTCGGTCAGCTCCCGGACATTCGGCCGGGTCACCTCAACGCGCAGGCCTTCGATCTCATCAACCAGCGACCCCGCCGGCGTCCCCGCCGCCCCATCGATCACCGTCGCCACCGGCCGGTGCTTGCGCACGATCTCCGCCAGGCGCCCCGGCAGCCACGACGTTCCCGCCCGGTGCTCGATCAGCTCCACGTCCATGTGACCGTCCGGCCGCTGCCACGCCGCTACGATCGACCCCGCCTTGTGGTCCGGCGTCACATCGGCGGAAATGGCCACCTGCCCGTGCGGCACCGGATCCGCCCGCAAGTCCATCCACGCCTGCCGCGGGATGATCAGCCACTCCTCCGGGACCTCATCCAGCCACTGGTTCAGGTACGCCCGGCGGAACTCCGCCAGCTTCCCCTCACCCGCCAGCTCCTCATACGCCGCCCGCACCGCGTCCTCTGTGACCGTCCATCCCAGCGCCGGCATGCACGCCCACCACGTCGCCGGATCCGCAGGGTCCGCGTCCTTCGGCGCGCCCCACTCGAAATACGCCACGCTCGAGGAACGCCCCGCGCGGCACCGCGCCCGGCCCGCGTCCACCTTGCTGCGCAGGTACACCGACGCCGGCGTCCCCGCCGTCGACACGATCCACAGCTGCGGCTGCGCGCGGGTCAGCATCGCCGGCTTCATCGACTGCTCGGTGCGCGCGTCCACATGCGCGAACGCCTCATCGATGAACCCCAGGTCCAGGGTGTCGCCGTGCCCGGCCTTCTCCGTCGTCGACTCGATGCCGTACTTCGACCCGTTCGACCACAAGACCGCTTCCATGCCCGTCGTCTTGCGGGTCCGGAACATCCCCCGCCGGCCGTACGGCGACGCCTCCAGCGCCGGGACGTGGTCGTCCTCCCACTTCTCCCGCGCCTTCACCCGCGTCTGCGCCGTGTAGGTGACCGTCTGCCCCGGCCACGCCACACAGCGGTGCGTGGCGACGCTCAGCTCCTCTTTCGTCTTCCCCGACTGCCGCGGAACCGTGACCACCACCGTCCGGTAAGCCAGCAGCCCCGAAGCCGGGTCCACCTCCATCGCCACGTCGGACACGAACGACTGCCACGGGATCAGCCCCGGCCAGCCCCGGCCGCGGCCAAGCGCCAGCCGCTCCGCCACCATCGCGACGTTCGGCCCGAGCGTCTCGCGGTTACTTCGTGGCGTTGCCCAGACCGGCGGGCACCGGTCGAGAGAGGGACGCGACTTCCTCATCGAAAGGATCCGGGCCGTCATCGCGCTCACTGCCCTTCACCAACTCGGTAAGCGTCGCGCGTAGCTCCCGCGCCACCGCGGCCGTCGCCAGGCCAGCGCCATCGTCCAGGAACCGCGCCAAAGTCAGCGCCGTCTCGGCAAGCCCCGCCAAACCACGCGGAAGCTCGCCGATGTCCCGCAAACTCCGCGCCGTCGCCAGCTCAACCTTCCCGCGCCTGCGCCGAGCAGTCACCGGCCCTCCATCACGCTACGTAACCGGCGGAGGGTCCCCCCTCCGATCGTCCGGGCACAAAAAATTTTGAAGACTGCGGCGTCCTGGCAAGCGGCCCTCTAAAAAATCATGGTCGTGACCTGCGCAAATGCAACTCGATTCGCGGCGCAGCGGTCAAGGGGACTCCCGGAGCGCCGCATGGCACTCCACCGACACCCCGCAGCGGTGACGCAGTGTGACCGGTCACCAGGTGCGGGATGGCCTGACCATGCGCGCAGCCGTCCTGCCCGTCACCGTCGCGCGGGACTGGTTCAGGCGCCGGGCCCCATCGGCGGTGTTGCACCGCTCATGCTCCAGACCGCGGTAAGCCGTCTTGTCGTCGGTGTGGCCCAGGTGGATCCTGCGCGGCGGGCCCCACATCGGCTGGCCGCACCTGCTACACGGATCTCCTGGCTGCCACGCGGCGATCAGGATGGCGCGCAGCTTCTGATGCGCGTACCCGTAGCCCCTGGCCGACGCGCTGGCCTGCACGCGCACGCGCGGGCGCCGCCTGCGCATAAGCGCCTCCTGGGCATAGTTCACCTAGGCAACCTCAATGTTGCGGTTGTGACTGGTGGTTGTCAAGTTGCCGCTCTGCCGCGAGTTTCTCGGCTTCCTCCACGTCATACAGGGGACGCCCGGTCCGGGTGTGCTGCTTGGCGCGCAGGTGGTTCCGGTTGATCCAGGAGCGGACGGTGGAGGGGTTGCGGCGGATATGCGCGGCGATGTCAGCCGCGCCCAGCAGCCACGGCTTAGGCCGGATCACCCGCCCATGGTGGCACTTAGGCGTTCTGCCGTTCTGCGATCTCCCGCACTTTGGCCGCCATCACCTCAAGCGCACGCGGCAGGGCGTACGCATCCTCACGGTGTTCTAGGGCTTCGTAAGCGACCTGCGCCCCGGCGATAAACACCTCTTGCCAGTCGAGTGCGGTTAGCGGTTCCATCACGCTCATGTGCCCTCCATGGTGAACAGCGCGTCCTGGCCGTCCGGGACCGGTGGCGGTTTGGGGAGGGCGCGGGCGCGGGCGCGCTCGTCATCGCAGACTCTCCAGCCACGCCACCGCTACAGCGGCCACCTGGACCAGTTCGGCGCGCAGGTCATCGGGCTTCCGGTCCAGGACGGCGCGGGAGACCTCACCGCATTCCTCGGTGAGAACCGCCATCTTGACCATGGAGTGCACGCCATCGCTGGAACAGTCGCCATATCCCCAGTCATGGGCGCCAGACCACTTCGCTGCCTGCCGCGCGCGTTCCGCGAGGACCGCCGCCCAGGTGTCGTCGCGGGTCATAGCGTGCCCGTGAACAACGAGTCCTGCTCATCGGCGGCATCGTCCAGGGTGGCCAGGTTCTTGATGGCCTGCCGGTAATAGGAGGGCTTGAGTTCCGCGCCGATGCCGAGCCGGCCGAGTTTCACCGCGCCGTAGACTTCGCTGCCAACACCCATAAACGGGGTAAAGACGCGCTCGCCGGCGTTGGTGCGCATCTCCACGAACCGGTAGATCACATCAAGCTGGAGCGGGTGGACGTGCCGTTCGTCTTCCTCGTCGCGGGCTTCGCCGTAGGGCAGCACCGCATCATGGTCCCGATTATCCCAGCGGCCCAGGTTGCCGCGGATGTCGTCCCAGACGGCGGAGGCGTACTGCTGCCACGCCCAGTGCGAGTAGCGGTTCTCAAGCTGGCTGCCCGTCCAGCCCTGATAGCGAAGCACATCCGCTGGCGGATGGCTGGCACCGTGGTAGGTGATGAACCCGCGCGGGTGGGTGACGGGGATGGCGTTGGTGCCTTTCTTGCGGAAGATCAGCAGGTAGTCGGCACCGGCGAGGCCCACGTTGACCGCGTCGTCCACGATCGTCTTGTGGGTGAGGTCTTTCGTCATGGTTCGGTTGCGGACGGCGAGGGGTTCTTTCCAGATGGTGTGACGGCCGAGGTAGGCGAAGCCGAGGGATTGGTGAATCCTGATCAGGTCGCCGGGGAAGTCCTTCAGCGCGTCACCGCCGGAGTTGGACATGGGGGTATCCATGCAGTGCACGGCGTGGCAGCGGCCGGGCATGGTGAGCCGGTGCAGTTCGCGGAGGAAGAACCCGTATTGCTCGAAGAACTCGCTGTAGCCGCCGGCGTTGGACAGGTCCCGCTCGGACGATGAGTACTTGTACAGGCCGCCGCCACTCAGTCCTTCGTCGCCGTAGGCGAACGGCGGCGAATAGATCACCCCGTGGGCGAAGCCGTCCGGCAGGTCTGCCATGACTTCCATGGCGTCGCCGTTGTAGAGGGCGTACCGGTCTGTGATGTGGCTGTCTGCTATCTGGCCCATGACGGGATCTCCACGTTCTTGTCGTAGACGACGCTGCGGCGGACGGTCATGCCCTCGCGCATGCAGGCGACCAGGGCGGTGAACATGCGGTCAGCTTGGGCGGCTTTGCGCTGCAGCCCGGCGAGGGCGTTCGCGCCGCCAGGGGTGGTGATGATGTCCACGGTGACCGGATGGTCCTGGCCGAACCGCCAGCACCGTCTGACCGCCTGGTAGTGGGCTTCGTAGGAGTAATCGGGGAAGTAGGTCATGCGGTGGCAGTGCTGCCAGTTCAGTCCCCACGCGCCGATCTTCGGCTTGGTGACCAGGACCCGGATGTCACCGCGGGTGAACGCGGCTAGCTTGTCCTCTTTCGCGTCGGTGCTGTCGCTGCCGGCGACCTGGACCGCGCCGGGTATGAGCCTTGTGAGCAGGTCACCCTCGGGATTGAGGTGACACCAGGCGATGCCCGTCTTGGCGCCGTCGAGGAGTTCGGCGGCCTGCTCGCACCGTTCGGTGATGGTGCGGCGCAGTTCCGCGCGTTCCTCGTGCAGGCCGACGGCGGGAACCTCGAACAAGGTGCCCTCGGCCGGGCCCTGGCGTGACTTGACGATGTGCTGCCGGTATTCCAGGGCTGGCAGCACGAACCCGTCGTCGCTGTAGCCGAGGTCGGAGGGACGGCGCAGAGCACGGGCCCAGGACGCCACCCAGCGCCAGAACGGGTCCTCGGCATGACCCTTGAACCGGAAACCACCCTTATCGCGCCACTTGCCGCCGATCGACTTGGACGTGTTCTGGTCGTTGACGAAGAACCGGGTGAGCATGTCCATGTGGCCGAGGTAGCCGAGCGCCTCGCTGGACGTGCCCAGTTCGGTGTAGTCGTTCGGCGCGGCGGTGGCGGTGCCAAGGAGCCGGTAGGGCATCTTCCGCAGGAAGTCGGTCACCATGGCGCGGCGTACCCCGTCGAACGCCTTGATCGCGCTGGACTCGTCGCACACCACGCCGCCGAACTGATCCCGGCCGAACTTCTCCAGCCGCTCATAGTTGGTGATCGTGATGGGTGCCGGGATGGTGCCGTCGCGGGAGATGGCAGCCTCAACGCCGAACTTGGCCGCCTCGGCTTCCATCTGGAACGTGACCGCAAGCGGGGTCAGCATCAGCACGGGCTTACCGGTGCGGGCGTGGACGTTCTGCGCCCAGACGAGTTGCATGGGGCTCTTGCCAAGGCCGCAGTCGGCGAAGATCGCGCCGCGTCCCTGGCGGATCGCCCATGCGGTGAGGTCGGACTGGAAGCCGAACAGGAAATCAGGCAGCCAGGTGGGCTCAAATCCAGTGGCACCGTCGAGTTGGGCCTTGCGTTCAAGGAACGCTTTGTAGGCCACATGCAGGCTGGTAGGGTCGGTCATAGGTCCCTTCCGTTCTGTTGAGGCTCGGCGCTTCCAACGTTACCGGCGGGGACCATCATTTTGCCCCCGGTTCGGCCATCACACGGCCACCTCCAGGAGCCGGGAGGCCAGGAATGTCCACTGGTCCTCCGGCCACGCCGTCCCGCACCGGGGGCAGTAGATTCGGCCCGCGCTGCGCCACTCCACCACCAGGCCATGGCTGGTGCGGGTCATGAACCCCTCCGGCTGGACGGCGAGCAGCGGCCGCGCGGTCTGCTCACACGCCGGGCAGTAGGAGACCGGCAGCGGCACGTCCGGCTTCCGCAGGCCCAGGGCGAGCTTCGTGACGCGCGTCCACCGGCGCACATCGTCCTCCAGCGCCATCGCCTCGGCGTTCATGGCCAGGTCGTACAGGCGGCCGGTGAACCGGTCCAGGGCGAGCAGGCAGGTTTCCAGGCCGCGCGGCTGCCACGGCTCCCGGGCTAGCTCGGCGGCGCGCATGGTGGTGACGGGGACTTCGCGGCGCAGCATGTCGCGGGCATACAGGACGTCGCCATTGACGGGCATGCCAGGGCTGACCATCACGGAATGCCGGTCGGTGGTGTTGTCCCGCTCGATCGCGTCGGGCAGGCACGGCAGCAGCGCCGCCAGCTCAGCGGTGATGGGCTGAACGGCTGCGCTCACATGGCCGCCCGGATGCGCGCGGCGGCGTTCTTGTACGCGTGCCGCATCGCCGCGCCCTCGGCTTCCCGCCAGTCCTGCGACATCGCCGGGTAGGCGCCCTCCGGCCAGCACGCGGCCGCCTCGTCCATCAGGCGGGCGGCGTGTTCCATGCCGCGCGCCCACCCGTCGTTCGCCTCGCCAGCGCGGTCCCTGGCCTCATCCAGCGCGGCGGGATCAGTCATTGAAGCCGCCCTTCGGGACCTCGGCCCAGTCCTCTATGACGATCACGGTGCGCCGGTAGACCATGCCGCCGAACCGCTGGCTGTGCACGATCCATTCCGCCAGCGGGTAGATCGCCTCGATCTCGGGATCGCTGTTGCGTACGTGGTAGCCGCCGCCGGACATCAGCTGCGCATATTCCGTGATCTGCGGAGGCGAGGTCATGGCTGCATGCCTTCCACGTAGGTGACGAACGCCTGCCGCCAGTCGCTGGCTATCGCCTGCTGCGCCACCGAAAGGGGCACCCGGCCCGCGCACACCAGCTGATGCAAGACGTCCTCCTCGATGTCCTTCGAGTTGTGCACGAACGGCGCGGACAGGTGCCATTTGGCGATCATCGCCGGGTCCGGCGTGTCGTTCAGTTCCGGCCATTCGTTGGCCGCGCTGTCCGGCTGCCCGTTCAGCTCGATGGGCACCAGGTGGTCCAGCTCGTACATGCCGGGCGGCTGCGGGTAGGACAGGCCGTACGCGGCGTACACCTGCGCCTTCTCCGCGCTGGTGGGCCGCGCGGCCTCCAATGCGGGGTCGACGTGCGGGCAGATCCGCGACGTGTCCGTGGCCGAGGTGACCGCGCCGGGAGTGAGCTTCTGGTCCGGCAGCGGCCAGTCCGCGGGGAAGCTCCCGGTGGGCGCGGGGCTGGCGCTGGGTGTGCCCTGCGCGGCTGTGTGCGGCACGCTGGCGGGTGCCGTAGTGGTGGAGGATGCGGTCCCGCAGGCGGCCACGAACGCAGCAATGGCGGCGAGGGCCGGGATTCGCTTCACGCCGCCTCCCCCGGCCGCTCAGATCTGGCCGCAGCCAGGCGCCCCCTGAGAGAATCCCGGGCTTTCAGCCCTTCCGCCGTGCCCCAGGTACCCCGATCGTCCTGTGCTAGACCCTGAGACGCCGGATCGCGGCACACGACCGGCGGTGTCCGGGTGTGATCCACGTCCTGGTGCGCCTCGAACAGCGTCAGGCCGGTGAACGTCCGGTGGCAGGCGCCGCAGTGGCATTCCGAGCCACGGACGGCCGCGCAGCATTTCACGGTGCCTCCTTGGTGACGGTGGGCGGCGTGCGGGGTTTGCGGGGCCTCTTGGGTGGCGCGTCTGGGGCCTGCTGCGCGTTCCTGGCCTTCAGCAGCGCGTCGCGTAGCACGGTGCTCTCGAAGTGCTCGGCGTCCAGTTCCCGCTTCAGCTGGTCGCGCTCGGCGCGCAGCCGGTCAGCTTCGGCGCCGCTGTGGCGCCCGGCGGCCAGGACGCGGGCGTCGCCCCACATCTCGGCCGCCACGGTGAGCTTGCCCACGCAATCGTCCACGGCGGCGTTCCTGGCGTCGCGGCGGAACAGCTGCCGCGCGAGGGCCGATTGCAAGGCGGCGATGTGCACGCGGGCGTTCAGCGCGAACTCTTCCCGCGCCCGGTCAGTGGTCATGCTGCCTCCATGATCATGCGGCCGATGTGCTCGGCGACCTGGGGGACGACGGCGTTCCCTAGTCCCCGCAGTCGGTCCACCCTTCGGGGTATCCCATGAGCCACTCGACCCACGCCGGGTTCAGTTGCCCACCAGCCCAGTCGTTGAGGTTCCAGCCACCGTGGCGCGCTGGGTCGCCTACCCGGTGCGGTTCGCCCGTCCGGTGGTCGCGTGCCTGCGGCGTCGGCCAGCGGGCTACCCAGTCGGTCAGGTCGCGACCGCCGTGCTTGCTGCCGTGCCTGCCCACTCGCGCCGGGTTGCCTGGGTGCGTGTCGTGTGCCTGTGGCGTCGGCCATAGGCCGTACTTGGCCATCGTCTCCAGCGACAGGCCGGATTGGTGGCCGTTGCCCGGCCGGCCACCCCGCCGGCCGTGACCGTTCAGGCTCATTCCCGTGTCGGGCGTAGGCAACAATCCAGATGCGCTTGCGGAGATGCGGGGCGCCGAAGTCGGCCGCTGATAGGCAGTCCCATTCCGCGTCATACCCGAGGCTGGCCAGGTCTCCGAGTACGTCTCCCATTCCCCGTCCAAGGAGACCCGGGACGTTTTCCACGAAGACGAACCGGGGTCGTAGCTGGCGAACGATGTCCGCGAAAGCTGGCCAGAGCCACCGTTCGTCGACTTGCGCCAGGCCACGGCCGGCCACACTGACGGGCTGGCAGGGGAATCCTCCGGCCACAAGGTCAGGGGCGGCTCGGCCTCCCCACCATCCGGCAGCGGTTCGCACGTCGTCATGCCTGGGCACCTCCGGCCAGTGTTTCGCCAGCACCCGCCGGCACCATGGGTCGATCTCCACCTGCCCGGCGATCGTCATCCCGGCCCGCTGCAGACCGAGGTCCAGGCCGCCGATGCCGGAGAACAGCGACAGGACGTTCACGGCGCGATCGCTCCCGTCTCGGTGTAGTGGTCCAGCTGCTCCCGCGTCGTGACCGCGGCCAGCCGTTCCCGCCAGCCCGGGTCTTGCCGGATGGCGTGCGCGTACATGGCCTGCTCGGCGGGTGGCACGCCGAGCGCGGTGAGCTTGGCGGCGAGAGCGTCGGGGACTTGGCGCTCCAGCGACGGCAGCCCTTTGCTGTCGATGTCGG